TCCAATTTCTCGTAGACTTCTTCCATTCCGTCACGTCCCTGCATGTCGGAATAGTGGACTACCATGTTGTTCTGCGATACGGTGGATACTTTGTGCTTTACCATACGCTTGATGAAATTCAGCATCGGTAAATCTTCACCGCCGGCCTGTATACCTTCCCACTGACGCCCGGTGTAAAAATTCCAGTTCCTCTGCGTCTTGGTCAGTAACTGGCGGCGCATTATGTAGTCGTACCCTTTTTCGTACCTTTGCCAGTATTTGTTGGTCTCGCTCATTTGATCTCCTTTTGCCCGATCGATGTCCCATCATATCGTTCGAGATTTTCAAAAATGCCCTGCATCCTCCGGATCTGTTCGTTGCCTTTCTTCTCGATCTCCCGTTGTATGCGTTTCGTAAACACCTTCCGTGGTTTTTTTATCGTCTTGAGGCTGGTAGACTTACTGGTAGACTCAATTTCTTTCAGCTTTCCATAGACCAACCCCTCAAGAAACAAAAGCCCGCTTAAAACCGCGATCTGTAAAATGTCGATTATGCTAGATAACATTGATCCTGTCGCCTCTTCCTCTCTGCACCGGTTTAGGTATGTGCCACCCTGAGGTTTTCTCCGCAATTTTTTTCAAAACTGACCTAGTAAATATCAGCCTCATCAAGGCCTGAGTCATCTGGTCGACCATGTCGTCGTGCTTTCCGTTTGGAAACGCAGCGCATTCGTCGATAAAATCCCAGGTAAACCTCTCGTTCTTCGGCAAATAAACGTTTCCAGCCTCGATCGCAAACGAAACCGCGTTTACTCTGGCTTCTTTCGACCTGTCAGGCGTCACAGGAATGATTCCCATGATCTCTTTGCGCATCATTTGGATAATTCCACTACCATTGGCCTTGTCCTCTATCAAAATCGCGCCTATTTTCGGGTATTTCGCCTTCTTGACCTGGATCGCCCTTATCGTCCCGGTGAAATTCAAGTGCTCTCTGAGCAGATCCACCAGATACATCCGGTTTTCCAGTTTCCCCCACACGCCGATTGCTACGTAGTCGTTTCGCTCACCGTCTTTAAACGTTGCGTCGACCGACATTATCATCGTCTCAAACTTCAATTGGCCGGTTAAATACTCCGTCGGATCGTAAAACTGCCACCATTCACGCTTTAATAAGTTTCCTTCCGTGGCTGTCGGGTGGCCTTGGTACAAGGAATTCCACGAACGAGAGCCTTCTTCCGTTAAGTGGGCTTCCTTGAAGTCCTTTAACCACTTGTTGTCCTTGCCGATCTCCGGACAAAGCGCATCCCCTGGCTTGCGCCCTAAAATGTCGTTCTCCTCGGCTTCACATGGGAAGTTGATGACCTCAACCTTGTCGCCTTCGTGCTCTATTATTCGCCCCGCGAGGTCGTCCTCGTGCCACCGGGTCATGATTAAAATGATCTTCGAGTGGGCTTGTGTACGGGAAACGATCGATGAGATGTATTCGTTCCAGATAAATTCACGTCTGGCCTGTGAGTCTGCTTCCTGCCGGTTCTTTACAGGGTCGTCTATCAGTATCAAATGCCCTGAGTGGCCGGTGAGACCTGAACCGATACCCTTGGATATCATCCTTCCGCGGTGGCCTAGTAGCTGAAATTCCCTTGATGTCGATTTCTTGGGGTCTAACGCGACTCCGAATATGTCTCCGTATTCCTTGATCTTTTCGAGGTTCTTCTTTCCAAACCTCTCTGCAAGGTCGTCCCCGTAGGAAATCTCTATCACCGAGTGTTCAGGATGACGCATCATGTACCAACTTGGTAACGTCTCTGTGATCGTGGTCGATTTCCCATGCTGCGGTGGTGTGGAGATTATTAATATCTCGTATGCTTTGTCTGTCTCCCTCTCAAGAAATTCCTGCACGCGATTGCATAAATACATGTGAAACTTGGACGGTATCCACGTAGGGTTGTCCTTTACCGGATTGTTTACGTGGTAACAGTAGTACCTGTATGTAGCCTGCACACTCGCTAAGTACGCCTCCTGTGCGGCTAGTTTCGCCTCTATCTTTTTCTTTGCCATGTATATTTATGCATTATGCTTGGATATTTCCCCGGGAAAATTTGATACTTCTTGTATATTTATGCATATTATACAGCGAAAATGCATATTTATGCAAATTTGGGAACCGTTATTGTTCTTTTTATCGGGGCTCTTTTATAGAAAATAAAAAAAATTGTGCGTGGTTTTATATCGTCGGGGCGGGGCTTTTAGGGGCTTTAAAATTAAACGTCTGCGCGTGAGACTCACCACGCACCACGCACTTTCCTCTATATACCCGGTGTGTTGGGGGACAGGAGTCCCGCGAGCGAGTGGCGGCGGCGGCGGCCGGCTCTCCCCCATCCTTCTTTATTTTTTCCCGCGTAACCCCTGCCCGTGTGCGGTGGAGGGGGGATTGCTTTTGTTGGGGATTCTACTAAAGTCAACCAGCATTCAGAATTGTTAACCTGACCCAACTAATTGTCAACCTGCATAGGCATGCAAGTTTGCAGCATAGGTAACTACAATGCGTACTGTAAAGGCCTGCAAACGAAAAAGACAACGCGCAAGCGTTGCCTCTTCGGATGTAGTATAGTTTTATTAGGAGTGTATATGTATTACTTAAGAAGTGCTATTGCCTTCTGTGCTTCTTCTGCCGAAGCTATGACCAAGGTTTGATGCCTGTTATCTGATATAGCCGTCGGTTGATCCTCCCACTTGAAAACAGCCTTCATTGTAAAGATGTCTGTCACTTTGCCTTTTTCGCTGTATAGCCGTTCTTCTGCCTGTTGTTGCATCATCAAGTAGAATTGGTCGAAGAGTTCCGACGGCTTAATGAGTGGTAACTCCTGCCCGTCATCACCCCGGACGAACTCGAGCCCGTCGCGGCTTATGATCTGACCGGCGCACGCGTCCCGGAACGCCTCCAGATGATAATCAAGCTCACCGCGGCAGATTCTACCCCAAGTCGACCGCCCAACACCAGAAGCAAGTATCATACCGGCAACTGTGATAGGCCTATGATCCTGCCGGCAGTCCTGGACGTATTCAGCCACAAGGCCGGCCGCCCTGTATAGAGTCGGATAGTCCCAGACCCGGCGCCGCGTCGCGGCGCGTCGTTTCTGCTCTGCTATATATGCGCTCGCCTCCTGGCGTGCTGCCTTGAATGCCGCGCGTTGTTTCGCCTGTTTTGGCGTTGCTTCCTTTGATCTTGCCATTACTCCCGCCCCGGCCGCGATCCCGGCCGCGGTCGTACTATTTTGCGACCTGATCCCCGCAGCCGCTGCCGCGCTGCTGATCCTGTCGCGCTGATCCTGCCGGCCTGCTGCCGTTGATCCTTCAGAACTCCCGCAGCTGCTGCCGCGTTGATCTGAAAGGAGCCGCGCCGCCGGCACGCGATCCCGGCAGCGCGTAAGAAAAGCCCGTTCAGCCATTTACAACTATATTATACCAGATTGCGAGCGAAAGAACCACAACTTTGTTATTTTTACGCAGAAATAAACCACAATATTGTCATGCCTTTGCCCGTGATCCGGAAAAATTTTGACCGAAAACCGGCAAAATCACAAAAACCCCTTTACAAGTTCCGCGCGGTATGCTAATATATAATTGCAAGAGGGAAAGAAAGAAAACGCCGAGCCACGCAAGGCCGGCGCAAGAAAAAAGACCTACCGCGCTGTAGGAGAAAGGACGGAAGACCATGACTAAGAAGGCAAAGAGCGAAAAAAAGACAGTCGCCGAGATCGTAACTCAGAGATTCATTGACGCGCTGGAAGGCGGGAAGGTTCCTTGGATCAAGCCGTGGGAGTGCTGGGCAAGCTGGAGCCGGGCAACCGGAAACGACTACAGAGGAGCGAACCAGTTAACGCTTAGCGGCGGCGAGTATGTCACATTCAAGCAGGCAACCGAGCAGGGTATTAAGATCAACAAGGGAGCCAAGTCCGAGATGATCGTAAAATATACGGACTACAAGAAGACCGTCACCGAGGAAGAAGCCGCGCAGATGGTCACAGAATTCAAGATCAGCGCGAAGCAGGTTGAACACCTGGAAAACGGGAAATGCAAAGTTCCGGCGCGGTCAATCAAATATTACAACGTGTTCAACGTGGAAACCTGCACCGATGCGGAGCCGAAGCACGAGAAAGGCAACAAGCGCCACGAGTGGGACGCAATCGAAAAGGCCGAGGAAGTCGCCACCGGTTACATGAGCCGCGGCGGGGTCGAGCTGGAAGAGGGAAACAACCGGGCATATTATACAACCTTTGGGCATGATGTGACACTCCCCCGGCGAGAACAGTTTAAGAGCGCGGAAGCCTATTACAGCACATTATTTCACGAGCTGACCCACAGCACCGCGAAGACGATGGGAAGAGATCTGACGAGCTACCACCGCAGCAAGAAAGCCAGGGCGAGGGAAGAACTGGTTGCGGAGATCGGAGCGGCCTACATCATGAGTTATCTGGGAATCGAAAGCGGGTTCACCGTGGCCAACTCTAACGAGTATGTCAGAGGATGGACCGAGAACCTGAAGAGCGACCCCAACGCGATCCTGTGGGCGGCGCCTAAAGCAATCGAAGCCGCAAAGCTGATACTTAACGAACAGTAGAAACGGAGCCCGCAAGGGCTCCCGGGGTCAACATCCAGTACCGGCCGAAGGGATCGAAGCCGCGACCGTGAGACCGTCAAATAGGATCACACAAGGAAAGGAGCAAACAATATGAAAGAATGGGGATTTTCAATAGTAATATGCGCACTGGTAACAATAGGTATAGGAGCGTTCGCGATCCTGACCGCGGGCACGCTGTTTAGCGTAATATGCGCGGTAGGTTTCTTGACCGGCGGGGTCATGACATACCTCAATATCAGATCGGCAATTGAAACCGACAAAGCAAAATAGTCGAAACCGGCGCCGGCGCCGGTCTGCGGGGGATCGCCTCCCCGCACTGATGAGACAGGCCAACAAGGAAAGGAGAAAAAGCAATGAATAAGCGGGAATTGATCGCAATATTGGAAGAAGCAGTAAAGGCAGATGTTAAGCATTATCAGGACGATTTCTATACCTGGGACGTGGCGTCCTTCGAAGCAATGGAGCCCGGCGAGGTCGTCGAATGGTGGACGCGTGAGAACGGTACAATCTTCACCAACGGCGGGAACTACCGCCGCGCAGCGCTCGAAACATGGGAGCCAATCACGCGCAAATGGATCATGAGAGGCGAAAACGGTTATACCTTCGTAACTAAGTACGACTTCGAAAAGCATGCAGAAGCGCGGGAACTGATCGGCGAAGAACTGGCAGACCCTATCGGAGTATCGATTATAACGGGAGCCTACATGAATCAAGTTGTAGTAACCGGACACGGCGTCTCTGGCAGCTACACATACAGAATGAGCGCTGATATCGCAAGGGGATTCATCATTCCTGAAGAACTGAAGATAGCATAGCAGATCGAGCCGACGCCCGGCGGCCAAACCGGGCAGAAGGAGTATAGGAATGTTTAAAGGCAGAACCGACGGAATCGAATACAGATTCACCGCAGAAGGATCAACGCTGATCCTGGAATATGAAAACCAGCGCCGCGCGATCCCGGTCAAAAAGGCCGCTGGATTCTCATGGAAGGTCAACAAGAAAAGCGTATCATGTGGCAGCGGGAACGCCGCGGATATTATCAAGGTATTCAACAACTACGACGCATATGCGAACGCAACATTCAACGCATTTAGATAGATCACAGAAGGCCGGCCGGGAGCCGCGATCCCGGCAGGAGGGAAAAACAATGACACTGGAAGCAAGATACATGAAAGCCATAAACGAAATCGGAGGAGCAGCCGCGCTGCTGAATCTTCCGGAAGATGTGAAGACGGCACTCAAAGCAACAACAGACCTTAAGACAAAGGTTGAACTGCTGGAGGGGATCGCGTGGTACACCCTCACGCCGGCAGAACTGAAAGCACACGAGGAGGAATGCGGAGCAAAATCCGCAATGGGATTGCTTCTCCTCTGCCCGCCTGACAGATTCGCCGGGGATTATGACAGAGCAATGGCAGATATCACGATAGCTATCTACGAAGCGGAAACGCTGGCCATTGTGGACGCGGACAATCTTACAATCGATCTCCCCGAGGAGACAATCACATTCGACACCTTTGCGGAGATGATGGACGGTATTGAGTATAGCCTGGAACAGATAGAAGAGGCGTAGAGACGCGATCCCACCCCGGAGGTTACGAGGGTACCCCAAACGGGGAAACTATGGTATACTAAGAGACGAAAGGAGCAAACAATGATTAAGTACATATTCGAAGAATACAAGGGAGCAAAGGGAACCATCGAAGCCTTTGACACCGCTGAGGAAGCTATCGAGAGGGCTGAGCACGAGTGGTACCACCTGACCAAGAAGGAGCAGGACGCGTACAAGGAAGATCCAGCAGGCCAGTTCCAGGTGGCAAGGTATGAGCTCGTATGGAGCGAGGACGACGAAGACTACTACCTGCCGGGAGACCCGGAGGAGATCATTCTGGACATGAAACACAAGTACATGGTTACTCTGGGAATCGAGTGGGATAGATCGAGAATCCTCGACGGCCTGATGGCAATGAGCAACGCAGTGACGATGGGAAACCAGTACGACGTTCTCCGCGATCTGGAGAGGATCGTCAATCAGGAAGCCTGGCTTGAGTGGGATATGTTCGAGCGTAAGCTGTGGCTGGACTGGGATAAGACAGCGGACGACTTTGAGAGAGTTGTAGAGGAAACCGCAGAGATGATTACTTTTGAGCTCGAGGACTAGGAGGATTGATATGGGGAAAACAAGCACAGAAGTTAAGCAGCGCTGGGAAGCTGAGAACTATCAGAGGTACATGTTCAGACTGAGGAACGATACCGATCAGGACTTGATCGATTACATCGAAGGGAAAAAAGACGAAGGCATGGGAATCACAGAGATCATTCGTGAAGCGCTGGAACAAATAGTCTATAAGTAAAATAAAACCGCCTCAAACAGGCGGTTTTTTAATGGGGATCAATCGAAATTGCACCCGAAATCCTTTTTCCCGGCACCGGCCTCGTCCATACGGGCTAGCCATGCTTTGTAATCTTCCTTGGTGGAGCATTGTTTGATCTGATCGCGGGCGTCAAGGAATCGGAAGTATTCCGTTTGAGCCTGAAGGAATTTTGCCGCGTTGCCGGTCTCGCTGGCGTAATTGATCCGGGAGACATACCTATTCCGGATGCGGGTAAGATGGCGACCATAGCCCTTCCAGTAATCGAGCCGGTTCTTCTGCGCGATCATGCGACAGGACGTTGAACAGTAGGTCTGGTTGATGGTGATAAATTCGCTGCCGCACACCGGGCATATCCTCTGCCTGACCAGCTCCAGCGCTTCCTTTGCCAGATTCACTGCCTGCTTTTCCGGTTCCGACTCGGGGACATCCAGCAGCATAATGTCTAAGACCTTGATCGCGTCTTCTTTAGAAATCTGTTTTGCCATACTGCACCGCCTTTAATTTAGCCTCAACAATAGCTGTACCGGCATCGTCCAAGTGTTCCAGGACTTCTTCCTTGTACTTCTTTGGGAGATACACCTCGCAGTATTTCTCCACGTTGCTCACGTGTTCTAGTAATCCGATAAGCTCGTGCTCAATATCAATCATCTGGTTCCTCCAATCTTTGTCCGCAGTTTGGGCAATACTTCCAGTCTAATCCGTTAACTTCATGCTGTGCGTCGCAGATCGGGCACTCATGCCGGTCGCGGCCATGCACAAGGATTCTGACCCACTTTTTTGGTTTGTCGCGATCCCGCGCCGGCTCGAGTTCGTCCATAGCCGCGGAGATATCTGCCGGTGTGAGCGATCCGTACCCGGTGATCGTGCACCGGAAGAGCAGGTAAGCCTTTGCCCTATCTTTTTCTATAAGCATTGATCTTAATCCTCCTTGAAGTTCTGTCTTTGTTCTTGCAGTGGACATCGACCCATGTCTTTTCATCCTTGAGCGCTTCCTCGCGGAGAGCCTTGCGCTTGTCGATCTCGTCCTTGAATTTTCTGTACCCTTCGCACTGTGAATGGCAGCCGGGAGCACGCCATTCACATTCCATGCAGGGAGCTATCAACTTTTTCACTTTTAATCCTTCCTCGTTGCCATGTATTCTTTGCCAGCCCTATTTTCATTACTTGTTAATCCACCATTTCATTATGTCTTTGCCTGTGTATTTACCGCTCTTCCAGTTCATCGTATAGCCAGTACCGGAAGAACTTTTCTCCGTTGTGGATTGGCTCGCCGGCACTCCATCGTTTACTTCGTTCTTGGAGCACCCCCCCCTCAATTTGCTTGTCTATCATCCGTTGAAAAGCCTTTTCATAACTACGTTTGAAAGCTGGGTATCTCTTGAACTCGAACTCTCTGCCTTTCGTGCCTGCCATCGGGCACCCGACACAGCCAAGCCGCTGCCACCCCTCATCATAAAGCTTGCAGTACGGAACGTTGTACTCATGTATAAACTCCCATACTTCTGCGGTGCTCCAATCTATGATGGGGTTCAAGTGCCTTCTCGCCATCTTGTGACAGATGTGGATCATTTCCTGGTCAGGGTTGTCGGGGTCGTAATTCGTCATCCTATAAGACTTCTTCTCTGCAAGTTCCAACCCCCCCCTATGACGCCGCTTGGCTGATTCCGCTTTGCGTACCCCTGTCACAACGAATCTCCCTTGGCCTGCGGATTCTTTAAGCTCCTGGCAGCAATACCTAGCGAGACGTGTCGGTGGCATTCCCTTTTCAGGTATGAGATTCCACATCGTTTTCTGTTTTCCTGCTAGTTTCGGGTTTTTGTAATCATCAGGGTATCTAGGTGTGTCAATAATCACATCTTCAAATGACTTTATAAACTGCACCAATTCAGGTGGGTCTACGCTAGTCCTCTGATAGTGAGCATCGTATTTGACCCCCGCCATGTCCGCTAAGGCTTTGATTACAACGCTGTCTTTACCACCTGAAAAAGCAAGGAAGTATCCGTCCGGTGGTTCGAATGTCTTCAGTCTTTCTATCGCTTGTTCTACTTTGTCTTTGCCGTAGATGTTAAGCTGGTGTATACTCATCTTTCCACTCCTTGTAAAGTTCTATCCAGTCTTCCAGCCGCATGGTAACCAGCCATTCTGTGCGATCCTTCTTGTGGATCACTACAGGGTATTCACCTTCTTTGGCGTCGCCTTTGCTCTGTGCCATAGCATCCCAGATGTTGAGGCGCTGGACATGCTTGCACTCGATATGGATTCCGGGCAGGCCGGTCACATCAGGATCGCCATTAGCGCCGCTGAACTGCTGGCCACGCCTCGAGTCGAATCCGTACTCCCGGAGCTTACTTGCCAGAGCTCTTTCCGCACGTGCTCCCTTTTGCCTGCTGTTCACCATTGGTCTCACCTTCTTCCAGGGTGATCTTCTCAATCACCCTCTCTTCAAATTCTTCTGTCTTGTCATGCACATATACTGCTTTACTTGCATAATTCATAGGTTTCCTCCGTGATAATTGCACTCCCGATATGGCCGGCCTTTACTGACGAGTCGCACCACATTTTCACACCCATCTCCTGGAGCTTGAGGCAGAAAGAGAAGTCCTCGCCGAATCCGGTCTCGTGGAAAAACGGCGCACCGTATTGCTCTACGACATCCCTTGCCAAGCTACCGGTCATCATACATATACCGAATCCGCAGCCGGCGATCTCAAACAGAGAATCCTTATGGTAGTCATCGAATGTCTCCGATGACGCAACTACGAACCCGTCTTCTCTGTGATACCCAAGAGTCTTTGCTATCATTGGTTTCGTTGGTTTTTTCCTCGTGAAGTACAAACCGCTCACGAAATCCTCGCCGGTCTGTATATCTGCTGTCAGTTTCCTGACTGCATCCGGTGGCACAATCATGTCGCTGTCCAGCCAAAGGATTAGATCAGCCCGGGCATCGACCGCCGCCTGGATCAAATGGTTGCGTGCGTCATACACCAGAGTGTTCGCGCTGATCCCGTACACCACATCCATGCCGCACGTGTCCAGCCCTAAAAGGGATTGCATGAACCTGGTCTGCACCATATCCATGCAAGGTATAGCTATGAACAATCTCATAAATCCACTCTCCTATTCCAGCCATCTATGGCCATCTGCGTCGCGATCCCTCTGGAGAACTCTTCGCAATCAATCCATCCGGTACGCGCTCCGCAATTTGTACATCTCACATAGGCCGCTCTTGTTTTCTTGCCTGCCTTTACCACTCTGCTGTGGTCTTCTAGGTATGGTATTCCACCGCAGAATGGACATTTGAGTAGTCTTTGCATAATTCCTCCGTTGCTCTTTGATTCCATGCGTAGACCGCCATTCTGACGGCCTCGGCATAATTCGTGGGGTCTGATTTAGGAACCCAAATTCTTTTCGTTTTGCATGCCGCGCACTTGACACACGGTATACTGGTCTTCTTCCCCGGGTTCTCGCGCCTGATAAAGCGATCTAATATTGGCCTGCCACCGCAGAATGGGCATTCCTTCATTAGCAGCATTGTCCAGTGGCCGCACGTTTCACATTCCAGTTTGCCCTCGTTAAACGATCTTGAATCGCTGTTTGAGCAATGTCCTTTGTACCAATAGGCACACAATCCGCATTCATGTTTCATTTCGTATCCTTTCTCCCCATGAGCAGAAGTCAACTTCTTGGCACACCCTGCTTCCGTGTATATAGCATCTGCCCCACTGCTCTGTTTTTTCCATCTTGTTGTAATACTTGCAGTCTCCGCACCTGACTATCACTTCGCCTTTGTACATAGGAGGCGTGCCATCGCCAAAGTTTACGGCTATAATTTCTCCCATGTCATACTCTTTCTCCCCAGGCACAGAATCCGTGTTCTTCTGCTCCTGTAGCACCCCACCACTGGCAGATGCCAACGGATTCTATCACTTCTCCATTGCGCTTGACTTTCGCTTCCGCGTAATACTTGCAGTCTTCACACCTGACAACGTCCTCCTCTGTGGTTTCAAACAGATCGCTGATTTCCTGAAGCCAGTCCGGTTCGGGGCAACCTGGGCATTCAAACGCATCCACACTCAGGGACATCAACAAGTCTTCACAATCTATCAGTTTCATTCTTTCCTCCTCCCGCCTGAGCAGTAATCGTATGCTCCTGTTTCTATCGTGCCGAATCTGCTCCAGTACTGGCATATATGACTGTTCTGCCAGTGTTTGCAGTCCATGCACCGGACGATGACCACCACGTCAGCTTCGTTTACTGCTTTTGCTCTGTCTAGCTGTTCCTGCCTTGTCTTGGCATCCTTGATGTCTACCGTGGATGCGTTGTGCAAGATCTGCCATATGTCTTTTTCTACGCCCATTTCTTCTCCAAATATCCTTCTACGATGTCGTCCCACATCTGCATGTACTCCTCGTTTTCTGTTGCCCATACAAACTGGCGGACAAGTGTGAATGTTTGCTCGCATCTTTCCTTTGCGTCTCGGAATTTGACCGCCTTCCGTACAAGGGAATCCGCAGTATTGACATCGATATATCCGACAGCCTTCAAAAGGTCTTCTTTGCAATAATCGTAATACTTACACTGCCGTACGACTTCGTAGCATTTGTTTTCTATGAAATTCTTCATGTCTTCTCCCTTAGTCATCGAGTATGTTCAGAATTAATGCAAAGATTACACCAAGTATCAGCGAGATCCACATAGGTGAGATTACCCATGCCCATCCCCAATCGATGACTCCCATCAGTTTGAGGACAATAAAGGCTACCGTCAGCAGACCTGCAAATCCGACTCCTCCACTTGATTTAGATTCCATCCTTCTTCCTCCTCTCTATTTCGTCCTTGAGGTCTTGCTCCCATCTCAGCCAACTTGGCTTATCAATCTGCTCATCGCCGTATAAGTCCATCGTCCGTTGGGATTCGCAGTCACTGAGCATTACACCCAAATCGTTGTCGGGTATGTGGTTAAAATGTTCTCTTACGATTCCTTGCACTAGGCTAGGCATGTATGTCTTGCGACCTTGGCAGTACCTGATAGCACATATGCAGAGTGTAGCGAAATCTTCTTTACTGATCTTCATCTTCCTCTCCTTTCCAAGGCTCAGGCAGTGGCATCCACGCCACGACCTCATAATTCTGCGTGAAATATGCGAACGGCTGCCTCCAATGCTTTACGTCTCCGACTTTATTGCCGCCAAAATACATATCACCGTAATTCGTTATATCTACGTATCTATGCTTTGTATCGCCCTCTCCGTCACGATATCGATATGTTATAAACACATTGACATCTTCTTCTGGCATCCTCTCACTGCAAGGAATCCAATGACTCTGCTCAAGTTCTTCTATCGCCATACGAATCGCTTCATACGTGTCACCGTTTCCATCTTGCAGTGCCACTAGCTTCCTGATTGCTTCATCGTTCGTCATCTTCGCTCCTTTCGATTACTGTGACGCTGTTCTCTATCCACTCATCAACGCACCACAGTTCTGCTGACGGTTCATCCGCACTGTTTCTGAAATAGCAACAGCAGTTCACGTTTTCATGCTCGAAGTAGTCTTTGTTTTCTGCGAGTGTTCTCATGAGAGGATCTCTGTCTATCAGGTCACCGTGTGGCTCTTTGACCTCTGTTATCGGGCATTCGTCACCTCTTGAGTTTGGGTCTTCCAGTTTTTCTTCTGTCAGTCTGCAAACAACCCACGGTTGATAATCTCCACCTTCATACTCGAAGTAGTCGCACACTGAACAGCTACTAGGCATCTCCATGCCCTTGATATATATCCCCATTATCCTCTCTCCTCCTTTTCGTCAAACTGCACATCTACACACTGTACTCCGACATCTTTCAGTACAACGGCTTTCTCAAGGCACTCATCGCAAATATCGATTGTCACATAGTCATACTTAGGTGACTCGTAGAACGTGCGACCATCCGTTCCATCAAAGTACCTTCGCACAAGTACTTTGAAACGATGTTTGCTTTTCAATTCTTCGGCACTCACACATTCTGGGCAACTTATTTCCTTTTTGCATATATCACAAATCAGGGTTTCTGTAATTTTTTCCATCTTTTATACCTTCCCCTTTCATATCATGCTCACCGCCTTTCCACGGCTCAGGCATTCTCCGCCATGCTGTGATGTGATCGATTTCCTTTTTGTTCTCCGCTTGGTATTTCCAAGTCGGGTCATTCGCTCCGTTCTTTACGACCCAGTAATCCGTCTCGAAGACCTCGTAGTCATCTTCTCCCCATTTGGCTGTGACAAGGACGTGCTTCGCTGTGTCCGGTTCTTTTGAGATAGGTATCCACTGGCTCTGCTCCAACGCTTCAATCGCCATGTCCATCGCTTCTCCGACAGGCTCTACGCTCCAAATCGGATTGCCTGATGTCATGTAGGATTTGATGGCTTGCAGCTTTTTCAGTGCTTCTTCTTCAGTCATCTTCTTCTCCTTTGTAAAAGTCGGGTGCTTTCCTTGCACAGTCAAAGCAGTGGATTTGTGTTTGCTTGCACCCTTTGCATCCGCTTGTTTTCTCCAGCGCTTCGATAGCCATGTCAAATGCGTCTGCCAATTTATCCGCAGGTATTTTTTCTTCGCTTAAATCATAGAAACCAAGGTCGTAACAGTCTAAGATTTTTATTGCTTCTTCTTTAGTCATCTGCATCACTCCTTTACCATTTTCGCATTTGCACTAGTGCATAAACAAACGCTATCGAAAGTCCTATGCCTATAGCACGTATAATTGCCCCCAGTAAGTCGCTCATTCACGCCTCCCAATCTATTGCCTGTCCACATCTTGGACAATATCTTTTGCTAATCTGAGTGTTCATGCTCCACGAAAGCTGTCGGTTGCACCGACTGCACCTTTTGGTAGATGTTGTTTGCCTTACTGGCTTCGGTATTTGCTTCTCCAAGGCTTCGATCGCCATGTCGAGTGCTTCCCCCATTGCCTTGCCTGTTAAGTCTGCTCTATTCACTGTCCTTAAAAATTCATGCTTGATGCACGTTATTGCGTCTTCATAGTTCATTCTTCGCTCCTCCTTTTCTTGCAATCACTCCCACCTGTTGATCGCTGTGGCTTTGCCCTGACCTCATTCGAGGCTCGGGTGAGCGTCCTCACCCTTAACAGCCACACCCTTGCGACCGTCTCGCACTCACTTGGTATATCATCGAGATTACTCGGTAATATCGCCCACTGCCTCTATTGCATCCTGTCTGCAGATTAAATCAATTGCGCCATTTTTTGGTTTAACTACGTCATTTTGCGGTTCTTTGGTGCAATTAGTCATCTCGCTTCTCCCACTTCTCCCACTTATCCTTGAAGTTCTGCTTGCATTTTATGCAAGGCTCTTCCCACTCGTTTTTCCTGCTATGCTTGCAGTCCTTGCAACCGTCATGCTCCGGTTTTTCCGGTGCTTCTGCGAGTACTACATTCTCAATCTCCAGTGCTAGGTTCATGATACCCATGATTTGCCCAAGGGTATGGTCTACGGAGTTGGCTCCTTCCAGTTCGTAGACCTCGCTCAACACTCTGTATACGGTCTTGTAGATATCTTCCTTAGTCATTGCTTTCCTCCTTGTACTCTGCATCCCACCAGTCTTTAACAATGCGTAACTCTATGTGGTCTTTTGCAGTAATGCTCCCATCAAAAGCCTCACTGTCTGCCGTTTTAATTGTGGTTGACCTAAGGTAAGATGGTATCATCTCCCCAATTTTATGACCGTTGGTTACTACCGGATGCTCTCTGCTCCATTTCTCTACGATTGGCACGGCCTTTTCTGCTTCTACGTCAAAATCATTGACAGGGCAATTACTGGCCATGAGTGGGCAGTCAGTACATACATCATCATGGCTTTTGCACATTCGGTTCAACTCGTTGATAAAGTGTATTGCATCCATCTAATCACCTCTTATCCTTCTCACTATCTCCCGGATATACCATACTGTCATGGCTACGAGCATAAACAGTAGCCCCGCCAGTACGAGATGTCCGATTATCTCCCAAAGTAATTGCATATTATTTCCTCGCTAATCCGTTATGCCTCAGCCATCCATTGATGCCGAGATAGCCGTCTGCATCTACTGTCAGCCAGTGCCTCCTGCATCCGTCGCAATCAAGGCCAAGTTCATTGCCTTTGCCTCCCTCTGCTTTGCCCTGTTCGCAAAGATCGCAGAAGGTTACGGCGCAATCAATATCTCCATCTTCCCATGCTGTTAAAAAATCGTACAGCACATCATCCGTCATTTTACGGATTACATCTGCGTTTGTCATAACTTCCTCCAGATTTATAGTAAGGCGGGGCAAGGGTTTGCAGGTCTCAGTGTTTTTATTGATTGTTATAGTTGATTGTGCCCCGCCTGACTATCTAGTTAAAACGGCAGATCGGAATCCTCCAAAGGCATAAATCCACGATCCGGTTCTTCCTGAGCTCGGTCACTGTCTTTCCATTCAAGGAACTCGACGCGATCGGCAACAACGTCTGTTGTGTAAACCGTGGTGCCTTCCCTGCTCTGGTATGATCCTGTCTGGATCCTCCCCTGTACTCCGGTCAGCAAGCCTTTTGACAAATACTTGCTGCAATTCTCTGCCTGCTTCCCGAATACGGTGATCCTTGGGAAGTCTGCTTTTTTCTCGCCCCCTGATTTCACCGGTCTGTCAATAGCCAGCGTAAACGTGGCTATTGCGGTGTTGTCATTCGTGTACCTGACTTCCGGGTCTCTCGTCAATCTCCCGATTAAAGTTACTGAATTCATTTGTTTCCCTCCATATCATCCAACGGTTTCCAGGCTTTTTAGCCTCATGTACTTCGTCCTCTGTGAGTTGCAGCCCCAGCGCGATCTTTTTTCTGAGCTTTCGCTCGTCGATTTTCCCTTTGCGGCCGTACTTGAGCAAGTTGTTTATGTAGCCCGGGCTCTTGCCTAATTCCAGGCTGAACTCTGTTTTGGTCTTGCCGCGCCGCTTTAGGAACTCAACGATTGCCTCGTTGCTAAGCGGTGGCATGTGCCACAGCCTCTTTGTCCTGTACTTCGTAGCTCGCACCAGCCAGTCTATTTCGTATCCTGCGCATTCCGCGTAGTTTTCTGCCTCTTCACTGCTCAGGAAGCACGCGGCATTTATAAATGGCGTAGTTGGGTCTCCACCCTTTTCCAAGGTGTCGTACATGCCGGCCGCATAATTCCTAAGCGCGTGCCGTAATGCTTCGACGGCAAATGTCCGAGCTCCCTCGTCGTCAATGTCGACGACTTTTTTCCTCTTGGACATATGCTCATACTGTGGACACATCTTGACGCAGTACGATTCTAACTCCCGGCATCCTTTTTTCTTTATCAGGTGCCTCTCCGCGATCCAGCCTTTCACCGGCTCAAACTTTCTAGACCATGAGCACCCATAGCCATTTGCCGGCACAGCGTTGCTGCACTCCCAACATATGCTGTCCGATTTGTAAACCATAAACCCTCCTATATCGTTTTAAACCAGCTTGTAAGTCGACGTTTTTTCGGCCAGCCTTGATTGTCCGCTACCCTGCACAGGTAGCTATACGGTTTGTTGATGATCGACAGATCAACAACCTGGTCATCGATCATGTTGATAAGCTCGTCAAATCTCTCGTACCTTTGGTCTAAATTCTCGAGGTCTTCATCCGATAAAATATCAAGAAAAGATTTGGCCTCAAACGTCTCATCATCTTTATTTATATTTATTTCTTTATTGTTTGTTGTTGCTAGCTTGTTGCTCTGTTTGTTGCCCTGCTTGTTACTGCCTGTGGATAACTTTTGCCAATCCCCGTATTTTTCAACGGTGATGAGGCGATATTTGTTTGTTGAAGTGTTTGTTACATTCTTTGTTGATTCTAATTTCTTGAGTGCTGTACGCACTTCCTGAACAGACAGCCCCGTCTCCTCCGAAAGTTTGGCAAGAGATGTTAGCCGCTGGCCTCTTTTTACGGGGATGCCATTCACATATCCGTCTTTACGATTTGCAACCAACAACAAATGTATCCACAGATGCAGACACTTGGAATCTTTGTACCACTCCCACTCAAGCAAGTCACGGTGCAAACTGATCCAGCCATTCATTATTTCCACTCCATCTTCATTCTAGCGAGCTCGTCAGGTGTCATGGTTTCAATGTCCAAGTCCTTGGCCTGAATGACCAGATAGTCTATCAGCCTGGCCATCTGTTTCGTGTCGTAAACCGATGATCCGTAATAGCACCTGACTTTGGTGCACCCTTTTAATTTGGACGCCGCCACGTCTGCAAACCATCCGTCCCCCTTCGAGTTCCATTTGTCCAGGAACGTCGGAAGAGCTCTTGTTTCGACCGCAACGTCTGTCCATATCCCCGCCTGTTCAACGGCTTCCTGATAGACTTTCATCTTCGTGTTGTGGATAACTTTAGCGATCTTGTCACACAGCACCCACATGTACGAGTTCGCGTCCAAACTCCTCGCCTTACGTATGGGTCGTATACTAGCCTCTAACGGCTTTTCCCCCAGCTTCTCGAACAATTTGTCGGCCTCGTGCACATCACGTGTCAGAAACGAAATCTGCATGCCTTTGGGGGATGTGCCTCTTTTCAGCGATCCCTCAACAATCTTCATGCTCAGTCTCCATTTCTGTCTGTCCAGGAATCTGTCTCCTGTCCAACGCTCGTACTATCTTCATCAGTTCTGCGATACGGTGAACGACTTCTGCTTTGTATTTCTGCATTTCGGCGTCAGTGCCGTACCTGTATCCCTTTTCGTAGCTCGATGAGTACACCGGAACTCCTTCTTTCCTGAGTTCCTGCACCAGCCTGCGGAGCCTTCTGTCTGATACCCCGAGCTTGCCTGCGAGGACTTGCCTGCTTTGAGGCTTATCCGTCAGCATTTCTGCCAGTCTTTCTTTTAATTCCATGTTCAATCCTCCAAGTAGTTCCTGCCTATAAGCCGCAGGAACTCTTCCCTTGTGTGTGTTTCCTCAAACTTTTTCTGACACATCCGTTTGTAGAACAGATCGGTCTCTCTGTCATTGTGGGGAGTGGCGTTAGGTGAATCAGCAATGTGATGATCCCACCTAAGCCACACCCAAAATCCGTTATCTTCCGAAATCTGCCGGTCGCCTGTACCGAAAAAGATGTGGTGCTTGTGTAGGTTGTTAGGTGATTCGGTGACAAAGCACTTCTTTTCAGTCTGCAATATTGATTTCATCTTTCATTTTCCTTTTCAACTTGCGTGACAACTCTTTAAGATTCGGAAGGTATACGCCTTTTACCCACGACTTGTCATAATCGACCGGATGGAAGCCTATCCTGTTCGCATCGATGGGAGCACGCTGGTCGTACTCGTCCGGGTACAACGCATAAGATACGATCCACAGTCTATTGAACTTCGGGAGCTCCAGCTCTGATTGCATCAGCTTGTAGCAGTACATCTCGACCTGAGCTTGCATCCAATATTGCTTTGTGACCTCGAATTGTTTCGACGCCTTGTGCGTCTTGCACTCGTAGATCGTGCCATTAACATCGCCGTCGTAGTTAACTCTGAGCCTGTACTTCTCGTAGATTATCTGCCGGTCAAGATTCATCTCGTCGGTGATGCTCCGCATTATCGGATGTTCGTACAAATTTCCAGCTTCGGTGTACTTGTTGCCACCGAACGCCTGCGGTGCTCCCAGTTTCACACCCCACCAAGATTTCCACGTTTTGGTGTCTCTGTTCTTTGATACAACATATCGTGTGTCAGATGCTCCAAAATAACCGGAGCGATCCATGTCGTGAATCATACGGCCTTGTACCCCTCAATAAACGCGAGTGCTCCCGGCAGCCTGTCATCTGTCAGCTCGTCAAGGGAGTTCACTTTGACAAGCCTGCAAAGTTCATTCACTGGATAGCCTTTTGCGTCGCACAGCGCCGTGACCTTGTCGATAAGTTCTTTGCGGGTCGGAACAGGTACGTCAACTTTTTCTTTGGCCTTATCAGCTTTCTTTTCTTCTGGTCTTTCATCTTCTGGTAAATCCTCCCCTGCGTAAATGTAGAGACCCAGCCCATGCCTGGCGCATGCCTTTGTGAGCGACCGCTGGATCGATGTGTTGACATCAAAAGACGTCAACTTGTCAATGCTGATGGATTTGTTCCTGTAATCCATGACAGGCAGATACTCGATATGCTCCTGCCCGTTAATAGTCACGCCAGTCTTAACCCATGCAGTCTTTCCGTCTGTATGGTAGATCCAGCCATCGGCGTTCTCGTAGATGGTGTAGTTGGCGTCCGGGTAGGCCTTCTTCACTTCAGCCCATGCCCATGCCCACGATAGGTAACTGAGGTTGTTCTTCTTCTCAACGTGACCGTTCACGTTGATCGCGTTTAATGTTTCGAATGTGCTAGACATTATCGATCTCCTCTCTTTCGTACTCTATGGTTGCTACTTCCGGATCGTTGTGATACTCCGAGTTGCTTTTCGAGCTATCCATCGCCATGACCGCGAACTGATGCGCGGTCTCGATGTTATCAAATTCGTGATAGACCCCCGTATATTCATTCCTAAGCGTTACCTTGTACTTCATTCTTCATCTTCCTTTCTGCTAAGATAATCATCTACCAACTCGATAAAATCATCCTTGCTGTATCCCATCTTAGCCATTGTTTCGTCCAGCAATTCGGCGATCCCGTTGGTGCATTCTGGGCAAAACGGATCGTCCGGTTTCATCCAGTTTCCACATGCGCAGCGCTTTGCCGGCACGAGGCTTTCGTCGTCCCCACATCCCGGGCAGTCCCGGTGGATATATCCGTTGTCCTTTTCCATCCATTCCGGGACTTCGATGTCCTCGTAGAACTCGTTGCAGTTTTCGCAGTAGTACATTATTTCCTCCTAAAATGCTGCCCAGAATATCACGTACAAATACAGGATAATGATCCCGAAACCTATTTCGAGACACTCCCGGATGAACCGTCTTCTGCGCCTTGCTAATATTCTTTTTACGCGTCTATCCCCTGCGTCCATTTTTAACCCCTTTCCTATACTGCTTTGGGAATAATCTTCCCTTCATCGACCCATTTGTAAAAGTCCTCACACGCATCAGAATCAATCCTTGAGAATCCAACCTCGCTGTGGGAGCATGGGTATCTCTTTTTTCTCTTGTCGCTGTCGATCTCCAAGAATGGGCACTGGGAGCATGAAAACCTGACGCCCTTCTTGTTATACTCGTCTTTGATTGTTTCTGCGATGTCTCTGCACGAGGTGTAGGTTATCACCGCATAACGAGCTTTTACATCCACGTCAAGTTCAGGACTGCATCCTGCAAGCTCCTGCATTCTCTTGTTGATTTTCTTTTCCAGCTCTAGTAGGGATTCGTCCTCGATCAAGGACACCTGTCTGTAAGATTCGTTTCGCATTAACCCTCCTTTCTCCACGCAAAAAACCGCCGTGGGATTTCCACGACGGTTCTGTGCTACATGTTATGTTAGAGACTATTCCGGGGAATTATGATTTTCGGAATAGTTGAGCACAGAACCGCCATTTTTCAATTAGATTCGGCCTTCACTTCTCAAATCCTTAAGCAGATTTTTAAGGTATTCTGAAAGGGATAGCCCTCTTTCAGAGGCCAAAGTTACTAGATGTGCCTTAAGTTCTACCGGCACTTTGGTGCTGACCACCGCGAGTGGCCAGTCGCTAGATTTTGCAGGCAATTTCATCACCTCCATGTATTATTATAGCAAAACATGTCTTTGTAGACAATAAGAAATTATAAAAAAGACGGAGAAATTTTCCCCGCCTTTTTTGCTTATCTGCCCATTGCTGATATAGCTTCTCTGAGCGAACGTTTCACCCTAGGATCGCTAGTGCTGTTCATCATGTCTTCCAGCTGTCCTCTGATGTGGTCATCTCTGCTATAGCCTCTGCTGTATCCGTCCTCGCGGCTGTAGTCGTCGCGTGAGTAATCATCGCGGCTGTACCTGCCCATGCTATCACGCTTGTAGCTGTAGCCATCGTTAGAGTGCTTTGAGTTTTCCATAGCTATGATCGTGTCGATGGACTTGATCGAGTGCGTCAGCTTGTCGATGGACTCAAGTGCTCCCGAAGTCAGATTGGATCCAGATGAAAAAGTCTCCAGTTCTCTGCACAGCATATCTCTGAGTTCTTCCATGTGTTTCATGCTGCCACCTCCTTATGCGCTTGCCGGCAGTTTAGAAATTATCTCTGCTGTCTGAGCAGTCTGAGATGCTGCAAGGTTAGCCATTGCGAGCTGTCTTTCCAGAGCCATGATCTGTTCATTCTTGGCGTCTATCTTGTCAGCGCAAAGTGTGTCAAGGATTCTCTGTGTGTTTGCAGTCTGGTTTGCGATCACGTTCTCCAGTGCGTTAGTTACTGCTGCACGATCTGCACATGCTTCTGTCGCGATCGTGTACTTCAGATCTGCTGATGCAAGCCTGTTTTCACAGCAGCATGATGCGAGCTGAGATGCAAGGTCTGTCATGCCGCCGGTCACTGCGGTCTGCATTCCGAACATCTGATTCATGTCGGCCATCTGCCTTGCGTTGTTTGCGATCTCTGCGGATGCGAATCCGTTTGTTACGTTCTGGTTTACGCCTGCAAATCCATTACAAAGGGACTGCTGAACGTTTGAGAATCCGCCGCACACATCTGATGCGAGGCTTGTTATGCCATTCATAACTGCGGACTGGTCAAATCCTCTCTGGACGTCTGCTGCAACGTATGGTGTGCCGCCGTTGCCGCCGAAGCCATTACCCCAGCCGCCATTCATCGCAAGGATCAGTACAAGAAGCCACCATGCTCCGTCTCCTCCCCAGCCATTATTGCCATACCCTGATACGGCGGCAATGTCAGCCGGGCTCATTTCATTTGTTAATGCCATAGTTGTTTCTCCTTTTGGTTCAAAGATATATGTTTATGTGTAGCTACCTAATCATTTTTCTCAGCTCTGTTGCCTGCTGAGCGATCTGGTTGAATGCGTTTTGTGAGAGTTGCCCCGAGCGGAGCATGTTTTCTACCATCTGCTGTGGGTTCCCGGAGAACGTCTGCCGCATCTGGTTGAACTGCTGGAGTATGTTGTTCTGCGTGCTCCCCTGGAGCATCTTAAAAATGTTATTGCTCATCGGTGCCCTCCTTCAATCTGTTTTCCAAGTCTGCCAATGCCTGTGCCAATTCTTCTTTTGTGACGTACGGAGCATGCTCCGGTGCTCCCGCATCTTGGTGCTCCCGATACTCATAAACAGACAGCCTCGGCATGCCCGACTGGTCTGCCGTCTTGATAAAGAATAACTGGTTTTCGCTGTCCATGAGGAGCACGCTTCCTCCCGGTGCTACAGGAAATGCTTTTGCTCCCTCAATCCCCTGCACCCAGTTGATTTGGTTGCTTGGTTGTGCAGGTTGGGTAATGTTGGGTAATGTTGGATAAGGTTGGTACCCTGTCGTGAAATAATTGCTGTATGCCATTTCTACCTCCAATAAAATACGGGGATCTCATCGCCGCTGTCCCAAGTGTCGTAGTAGTTGCCATCTATTACAGCTATTACATGAGTGCCGGTGCCTAATATGAATATTCCATCGGGATGGTCAGCACAGAAATCCTTGACGGTATAACAATAAGGGCATGTGTCCGGGATCATGTTCCTTTCAAAGCCTTTATCCGACAGGTATGAGTGCCAGACGTAATTGCTCGACGGCATGTCATAAAGCGCCAGCCCTTTGAGCATTAAACCTATATACACGCTTATCCACCTTTGCCCTGTTGCTATGGATATTGCTCTTATTACGCAATCTCCTACCCTCTTTTGGGCAGGATTTGGATTAGATTTAATAAACATTTCTCGGTTCCTCTGCTATAATTGTGCACTAAAAAAGACCCTCTGACGATTCCATCAAAGGGTCTTTTCTGCACCTGTTTGGGAGCATTTTAGTCCCATAAATGTGCTAGCACTTTTTTCTCTTCTTTATAGACGATCCGCTTTACTTGGCTGACAGAAAGATCAAACTCCTCTGCCAAGGACTCAAAACCGATCCCGTCTATATACCGGCGCTTAATAATTGCTCGGTTTCTTTCTCCGTTGCGGCCGATTACCCACTGATCCACGGCGAACTCGAACTCGTCTCGGGAGATTGCTCTTGTTGGTGTCATTCCTGCGCCTCCTGGTTCCTCTTGACTTTTCACGCTTTATCCTCGCCATGTAGGAGTGCTTAATTGTTAGTTTCTGGCTCATGTTTCACCTCGTTGTCATTGCCTATTACGTTTGTCCCGGTTCCGTCCTGCTCATAGGTTTTACTGGTTGTGTCCCCAACATAGTCGTATTGGTTCCACTCATACAACCACGCCAAGTTGGATGCGCATATCAACAGGATCGCAAGCACAAGGCATACAACCAGCCTCCTGATCGTTCGCTCCATTCTGACCATACAGGATTCAAATACTATCATTGGTACTTTCTTATCTTCGTCCATATCATCCTCCTAATGTTTTCTGGCGCAGTTTGCGCACGTTGTTCAGATAAGCCTGTGATGTCGACGTTTTTCCTGACGTGCCTGTGCCCTGTATCTCTGCCGAGTAAGTTGCCCAGTCTTTATCGAACGTCGAGGTCTTCCCTGACGAACCGCCGCCTCTGTGGCCGCCACGTCTTCTGCCGTAACTACGTCTGCGGCCATAACGCCGGTATCCTTTCTTGTAACCTTTGCTGTAGCCTTTCCCTGAGCTCTTGGAATCATCCTCGATGTCAATGTAAGTATCCATCGAATATGGGTTCTTCGTGTTGCCGTACCTGCAAAGCGCTTCAAACAGGCAGGCCTTTTCATTTTCTGAAGTAATGCCCAAGCCCTCGATGTAGTCGATGATGTCCTGCTTTTTTGTGCCAACACCGGACAACTTCATGTCGTCCTTGATCCGGTCAATATCCTCGAATGTGTAGCCTGATTTTTTCAGCCCCATCCCTGCATTAGCCTTTTGGGATGTGATCCCAAGAGCTTTGTATGTGTCGGCATCGATTTTATGCTCTGCGGCAGCCATAGCTTTCTTAATCGAAGACGCGTTGGTGACTTCTGCTTTTTTCAAAGTCGCCTCGATATTGCACGACGCGTTCGTGTAGTCCGTCACCGCTTTCGCTTTCCCTTTTTTCTTGACATAGTCCTGAGCAGTCTTAAGTTTGTCGTCATGGATGTCATACGCCAATGCTAACGATGGCATGTTTGTAACGGCGAGTGCAAGAGCCTTGGTCTGGTAGTCCTTGGCGTGTGCTCTTGACAAGAGTTTTTCTTTTCCCTTGTAGAACTTGAGGAACTCTTTGTTACCGATTCCGTTCGACTTGCAGAACCTTATTGCATCGAGGTCAGCATCCGACGTGTGGTCGCCCTCTTCGAGCCTTTTCACTGCAAAGTCTGCACCGTATGTCTTTTCATCTGCAAATGTCTGACTCAGGTAATACCCGTCCTTGATCTCAGCGGACTTCATGTCTATGGTCATGTTGTCATAAGACCTGGCGTCGAACATTTCCTTTTGCATCTTGTACATCTGGATTCTGCTTTCCTTGCCGTACTTGTACAACTCGTCATAGTTCATCCTCTTGTCATCGGTCAGCTGATAATCCGGATTGCCTGTCATGTTGTAGTAGAAGTATTTCTTCTGCTCATCCGGGAGTTCGTTGTAGATTTCTATCAGCTTGCGGTCATGCTCGTCTTCAGTTATGTTTTTCACAGTTGAAGGATTAACCGCTGCAAACAGGATTTTCATAGCAAGGTTGTTCCCTGTTGTTTCGACGTCTCTTCCTCTTCGGTCAATTTTAGGGTTCAGGAAAACTTCTCTCAATACTGGGACTTTATTGCACAATTGTTTGCCAAACGAATCCCATGACTTTGCGAGGGCGTCTTTTTTCGTTGACCTCGTGTCCCTTTGATAAGTATCCGTAGCCATTGCCGTCTGAGCCATTAATTGAGGCAGAAACGATGACGCGTAGTTCTGCGGGAGTTTACCCAAGAGCAGCTGTGCCATCGCACCGCCCCAGTCGTTCTCCCCTGCATTTTCGCTCTGGCCTCTTTCGGCCTGTTCCTGGAACTGCTGGATCGTATCCTTCGTCGACGCCATAAAGGATGTGTCAACAAGAGGGTCGCAAGTCATTAACATAACGTTGACAAATTCCGTTGGGCTGATTTTCTGCGATCCCTCGACAAATGTCTTGTAAAGCTGAGCTCCCATAAATATTGACGCCTGCGTTGGCGAAGCCCAGTCAATTGTCCATGACTGCTTTTTCCCGCCTATGTTTAGCTTCATTGAGTAATCTTGGTAGCCCATGTCGCGATCGTAATATTCGCTCCCGGATTCGTCGCCGGCATGTGTTGTTACCCAGCCTCTTTGTGCCAAGTATGCACCCATTAGCATCACGCCGGTTCCGGTGATGCCTGTGGCCATATCATGGAGTCCTTGTTTGAACAGTTCTACGTCTTTTGTTTGCGCCAACTTTGGAATACTTGCCACAAATTTTACCGGCGAGTAGTCCACCGTTCTTCTGAATACATTTACCGGAGTCTTTACAAACGGGAGCAACCCTTCCAGTATTGCGTTGGAACTCCTGTATGCTGCTGTCCCTATACCGGTTTTTCCCTTCTTGGCGGCTGTACGCTCTTTGAGTTTAATGATCCAGTCGGATGCGGCAGAATCATCTCTAAATGTTGCATATTCTGCTCTGTCCAGTGCGTATCTCCTCGCCGAATCTTTCTGGGCTTCGGTCATTTTTGCAAAATCCAGACCATTAGCCTCAACGTATCTGCCATAGTTAGTGCGGAACACTCGCTTGAAAGTAACCATGTCCTCAGCTTCAAGCGCTTTATAGTTCAGCTTGACAAGTTTGGCTGTCGCTTTCCACAGCGGTTTAGGAGCTATATGCTTGCCCCTCTCTATAAGAGTTTTATCTGTGGACGCCAGCGCAGATTCCAGGTATTTGTTCCTGCTGCCGCTTGCCTTGTAAATGCGTGCAAACTCAGCGTCCAATTCTTTCCTGTTTACTCGAATCCACTTCTGAGGGGCTCTGACCATGTCGATTGACCCACCGCGTCTTTCTATGACGCCTTTGCCGGCCATCTGGAACAGTATTTCTAACCCGTCTGATAGTGTACGCAAGCTCCCGAACACCATGTTTGAGAACAGGTTTCGCCCGTGAGTCCTGACATTGAGAAGCATCGCCATGTGTCGGAATTCGTTAATTTTCTGCATGGTTCCTACTGGCACTTTGTCGATAAGCTCTCCAGCAATATCCGTGCATATTTGCTCTGCTTCTTCTTTCGTCTTAGCAGCGGCAAGCCTTCTCGTTTGTTCCTCTGTCAGTTCCAACTTTTCCCCGTTGAGGTTGTCTTTGAATCTTTCAGTTATTCTTTTGGCAAGGTTCTCACCGGCCTTCACTCTTCCTCCCGGGGTGGAAAACCTGTAACGGTTGAACGCAGCCATGTTAGCACCACTCTTGCTCGCAATGTCTGCGTATACGCCGAATATTTCGTCGTAGTCGTCTTGAGCGATCTTTCTGACTGTGTCCGGGAGGCTCTTGTCTATCGCGATCGCATGTGCTTCATTCAGCATAACGCTGCATCTCGCAGAAGCAGTTTGAATGTCATCCAATCTGATGTTAGAACCATCTGCCAATATTTCGGCTTTTAGCTTTCTGTACCCGCCGTCTTCTTTCAGGATTTCTTCAAACTGAGCACTTATGTCCTCGTCCCTGACAAGCCCTTTAACGGACGTTTTTCTGCCAAGCGCTCTTCTCATGGCCTCGTCAAACTCGTCCAAATCTTTTTTCGACGAAAGCCCGATCCTTTCGTTTAGCGCCGTTTTATTTATGTGGTTTGTCCTGACGAATTCTTGCCCTCTGTATTGCGACAATGTGTCGCCCGTTTTCAGAACATCTATTGGCTTCTCTTGTGGATAAATATCCGTTGCGCCAACCTTCCTCGCCATTTCTTCGGCCTTGACCGCATCCATTGCTTCCTTTTCAGATACGCCTGAATCTTTGAGAATTTGCTCGATCTGCTCCGAGGTCTGGCCTTTTGCTCTCGCGTCAGATATAGTCTTGTTCAGCTCGGCTTTCTGCTTCGCTACTCGGTTCCGCTGACGGATTTGGTTCTCTCTGACCTTCGCCAATTTCTGGGTGAAATAAGGATCGCTCCTGTCCAATCTGCGTACTTCCGGGGTGTCCATCTGTTTAAGGTATTCAGGCACTGCCATGCCGCGATCCTTGTACACCTTTTTCTGTGCGTCAAAGAACGCACCTTGTGAACCCGCGCCCTTCCACTCTTGCTTTCTGACAGCTTCCAGACTGTTTTCCAGTTCTTCGTCGATGGCCTCGCCTTCTTGCTTTGGAGCTGGCGCTTCCGGTTTCTCGGCGCTAGCCGCTTTGGGTTTAGGCGGTTCCTTGGCCGCGGCCGTTGCATTTTCTACCGTGCTTACGTTGCCTCTTTCAGGATGGTACTCCCTGCCAAGAGCCGCGAGGGTTTTCCGTATATTTTCTTCCTCAAGGTCTCTGTCTTCGTCAAGGTTGAGGTTCTTCGAGTCTGCCTCAATTTCTTCATAGAACTCAAGGTCTTTTCTGAGTTGCTCGTTCTGTGCTTTTGCTTCTTCCAAAGACGTGGACGGTTTGTATTTGGATTCGGGTTCCCCACGCGCCTGTAGCATGTCCGCGAGTTCTTTGTTCTGCGTGTCTAGTTCCTCAAGAGTTTTAGGTACCGGCATATCGCTGGACGTTACGCCTGATGTTGGCGTTTCGTCCAAAGCATTGACGGCCGCTTCTACGTCGGCTTCTCTTTGTGCCCTGCTCTCCGCGTTCAGTGAGCCTGAATCTTCCTTGATGTTTTCAAAGAACTCAAGGTCTTTCCTCAGCTGGGCATTCTGTGCCTGAGCTTCTTCAAGTGTAGTAGCCGGCCTATATTTGGACTCCAGCTCGTTATAACCTTGCAGCCTGTCGGCCAGTTCTCTGTTTTCTGCATCGATCCTTTCTAGATCCCCGGAAGTTTCTCTGGCTGTTGGCGCCTCCGCGGATCGTGCTGGCTCATGGCCTTCAGGAAAATACTCTTTGTACTTTGCGGCACCTTCGTCATACGTTTCACCGGCTTCCGCTCTGGCTTTTTCAAGCCTGTTTGCAAGCCTCTTGGTTCCACGCTTTTCGTCCTGAGCCTTCTTCAGCTCTGCCGCAATGCTCCTGACTTCTTCGTCTTGGTCGATGAACTCTTTCTTTGTCAACTCGCCAAAGACCTTGTAAGAAGCCTTTTCTTCCTGATATAACCTCTGTGCCAGTGCGATGTAGTCCCCGTTAGGTGGAACGTCAACGCCGTCGGAATAGCCCGTGTAGCCTTGCCGCAGCCTCTTGTCAATGATGGCCTCGACCTTCTTGGCGTTTGCAGTATTCTCTGCGCCCTTGTCGTCCACGATGGAGTTGAGAGCTTTCCTTATGTCAGCGTAAGACATTTTCCAGTCGTCAAGCAATTCAGTAATCGAGTCGGATTGCCTCCTCTTGAGCCCCTTGATTTCTGTGTATTTGCTTCCGGTCGTGGTGTCAAGTGGGTTGTCCCATCTGTCTAATGCGATCCTTTCGCCCTTTACGCCCATGCTGAGCTCGTCTAGCATTTCACGCGCTTCGGCCTGATAGAAATCTTTGACTTCTGGGTGATCGTACTGATAAGCATTTACCTTTTGGCTGCTTATGTCCTCTGCCGGTCTGCTCTTGACTGCTGTGTCTGCACGTTCGCCAATGTCTTCTGCGATCTCTTTCGACTCTGCTGACAGCGATCCTGTTTCCCCAGCTTCTTCTTCGAGTTCTTTAAGCATCTGCAAATCTTCATCGTCAACACGTGGTGCCGGTGCCTCTTCGTCAGCGCTAGCGATTAACCTGTTGACAGCGTCGTCTGAATAGTCAGCGGCCAGTGCTTCCCTGATTTCATCGTCAGAAAAACCGTCGTCCTTGAACTGGCGCACCATGTCGTATTCTTCGTCGCTAAGTTGTCCCGCTGTGCGCAAGTTCTTTGCTGTTGCTTCTGCCGCCGGGGCTTCATTCGGCCTCAAATCATAAATGACTGAACCGTACTCGGTGTTGTCCAGCCCCTTCATCCCTCGAACATCTACGCCGTCGAATCCAAGTTCTTTCATGATGATGGTGGACGCGGAGTCGTCTCTGGCGCCAGCATGGTAACCAACATTAGGCTGTTCTGCCGCGGTCTTAAGCTGTTTGTCTTGTTCTGCTGTTTCAAGTGCTCTTTCAAGCAGAGCCCTCTCTTCAGGGGTTCCAGGCGAAAGTGGCTCCCTGCTCACCTGTTCCGTTTCTAAAGGCTTAGTGTTGCTTCTGCGGACATCCGTCCGTTTTCTCAGCTTTTCGCCCTCTTCGGCATTTCGGATCACTTTGTCACCGCGTTCCTTCAGCTTGGCGTAAAGCTTGTTGTATTCTTTACGTTCTGCATCCGGGAGATTTTTTATCCCGCCTTGAGCCCTTGCTTTGCTTTCCAGCTGCATGAACTTCTTCGCCTGATTCTTCCCTATGGCTTTGGATATGCCACGGCCGGCAGCACCTATTGCCACGCCGCCGGCAACATCCAATCCGCTGTACAGAGCCGCTGTCTTTGCGAAACCCTTCTTATCAACTCTGCCATTGTCATCCACGTTTTCCTTTGCGGCTGTGGATAAACTTATCGGTGCTCCGGTAACACCACCGGCAACAGCATCGCCAGCGACTTTCTTCGCCACCTTGGTTGATGTCTTCCGAGCGGTTGCCTGAGCCGCTTTGAGTCCAGCGACCTTGCCGCCGCTCTTTCCCGCAGACTTCGCCGCAGATTTCATAATCATTCTTCCCGCGGCTTTTGATGCGGATTTGGTAACTGCTCCCGCACCCGATCCACCTGTGAGCATTGCCCCGGCCAGATATCCAGCAGCAGTACCTACGCCCTTTGCGATCTTGTGCTCTTCTTCCGATTTCTTTATAGCTTTCTTCTGCTTCTTGGTGTACTTCACGCCTGACTGCTGTTCAAGCGATGCGAAGCCCGGCTGAGATGATTCGAGGAACGCAGATGTACCAGGAGATTTGATTCTCCCCTCTGCCATCCTTTTCTGAACTGGCTTGGATACATTTTTACCTGTTGCCCTCTCGTAAGCCTTGAGGTTCTGCTGAACAACTTCGCCTGACTTTGCGCTGTTGCCCCTCGATGCACTTGCGGTTCTCAGTGCGTTCTGATAAGCCTGAGCCTGTTCGTTTGTCAGTCTGCCCTGTTTGTCAGCAGCTTTCTCCGCTTGTTTGGACTTGTCCATAGCTTGGCGAAGATCACGGAGATTCTGCCTTGCTTTCTCGTCACGCTCTTTCTTTCTCTGCTCTGAAGATTTCGGGGAGACAACAGTCTTGCCTACAACACGCTGACGATAAGCCTGATAGTTATAGGTTGAGCGAGGCTTCTTCGGCTCTGTCTGCTGGCGCGCCTGTCTTCTCCGTCTAGGCGTCTGTGATGTCCTCTGCCTCTCCTGACGAACGCTATACGATCTCCTGACACTGGCGTCTCTCTGCTCACGCTTCTGAGACTGGACAGACCGGGAGACTATCTTCGATGTTTTCCTCGCCGCCTTGGTGGTCTGACCGACCGCCCGCCTGACCTCATCAAATATCTGTTCTCTTGTCTTGCGTGGTGCCATAATTAATAACCTTTCTTATGAGCATTTAGATATCCGATCCTTGTGTTATACGCCGACCTCTTGATCGCATCCTTAGTCTTCTTCGCCGCCTTCTTCAGCTTGTTTACATCGTAGAATGTGGATGCATAAGCGTTGTATGCGGCTTGCTTGTCAGTATCCATTCTGTTCTGAAGGTAGGCGTTTTTCTGATCGTCCACCGCCTGATTGTAGTTGAAGATATTGGACTGCAATTCCGAATTGATCTTGCTGATTTCTGCGTTTCTCGATGCGTTCGTGGTATTCCTGGTGTTCTGATAATCAGTAGCCAGTCCCAGCATCGCCGTTTCGGATGCCCCGCCTCGGATGCCCTGAGCCGCCATCGTGTTCTGAAGTGCCATCTGATTCCTCTGATTAGCGGCGTATGCGGCTTTAAGCTGTGCATCATAGTTTGCGTTAGTTGATGCGATCTGAGACTTCGCCATCTTTGTGGCTTGTTTCTTGTAGGCTTTTTTCGACTGGTCATAATACGAAGTATCGTATTTGAACTTGCCGACTTTTACGCCGCTACCGGAACTGCCTTTGTTCTCATCTTTTTTCTTGCCCGATGAACTCTTTTCCCCCGATGAACGCCTTCTCGAACCGCTGTATCTTCTGCTACCGCCTCTGCTATAGGAACCGCCGCCTGACGAAGAACCGCTCGAACTGGATGACTTGCTTGACGAACCGCCGCCGCTGAGTGAATCCCCAATCTTCTTGGAGCGTGCAGTATTTCCTGCTTTATCGCCGGTCTTTTTCACGGCATTTGCGGCTTTCCTTAAAGCACCAGCAATAGTACGCACCGGGACGTAGGCCTTTGATGCCCCGGTGCCTTTTGCTACATATGTGCCACCCTTGATAGGTTTGCCCGACTTAGTTTTTTTCGTAGCCATATTATCAGCCTCCTACTGAACTATGCAGTCTGCCTTTGAAACTGCACCCATGACTGTTTTACCATCTAGCGTTTCAAACGCTACCCTTACGCCCGCAATGCTCTTGACTTTGTATGTGCGGCCATAAACAAAGTCTGCAAAAGTTTTAGATGACCCGTACTGACATGCACCCTTCTTTATCTTTATCTTTGCCCCGACTTTCAGCAATTTCTGCGTTACTCCGTGAACACCAAGCAATTTGTTAACCTCTGTGGCAATATACTTGAATTTGCTTGCCAAGTAATCGCCGGGACATGCTGTCTGTTGGTACCACCTGTGCATCAACAAATTGCCGTCTTTGCCGCCAGTGTAGTTCAGTTTCTTAATGCCGTTACGCTTACAAATGTCAGCGCACAATGCGATGGTAGTCTGTAGTGCTTTATCTGACACCGGCCAGTTTCCACCACGTTTGCAGTTTGCAACCTCTATCGTGACTGACGAATGGTCTATGCGGTTGCCTGTAGTCCATGCACGATTTTTCTCGCTGACATAAAGCCCGATATTCCCATTGCTGTCCACACCGTAGTTTGATGACGCGTTTCGGGCTCGTGACGCAAACACCGCACCGCATCCCTTGACGGACAAACATCCCGCCATATGGTGGATGACGATGTTCTTAATCTTGCCCTGTCTTGGTGCGGTTCTGTTCGGTGACAGCCTTTTGTATGTGACTAGCGCGGAGTTACTCATCCTCTTCACCTTCTTCCGGGTCTTCGCCTTCTCCGTCAAATAACTCCTCTGCGGCTTCCGGTGTCAGTGCTTTCAGTTCATCGAGAACTTCCTGCGCCTCCTGTGCTATTTCTGTCACATTATTGTTTTTCCACCACCCCGCGTAAAAAATTGCTACAAGACCAGCGATGTATGACAACGCCTCGGTCAGCACTGCATTGTCAAGCGGGCTTATACCCTTTGCCACTAGCCACGCATTCACTGCCAGTATAAGTATGATTATGCCTCTAATTATTGCCTTTGTTCGCATGTGATTCCCTCCTATAACTTTTTACAGCACCCGCTCGTAACGCATATCCATCCACCGTAGTGCTTTGAATATGCCCAGTTGCCTTTGACTTTCGTTGCCGTAAATCTTTTGCCTTTTTTTATGTAGCCTACTCGTCTGTATTTGGTTGACGCCCCACTGCGGACATTCATTCCTTTACGTGCTACCACCTTGTAACGCGCAACAGCTGATTTTTTCGCCGAAGCGTCCTGCGCCTTTTTCGCGGCTTTTGCTTTTTTCTTGGTGTTCTTTATTTCCTGTTTGTCTTTTGCCTTTGTAAAACGATACACCTTGACGATCCGTCTGCCCTGACCCCGGTTTATAAACTTGGCTGACCGCGTGCAGCAACCCGCATCGCCAGCGCACTCGGTGACTAATCCGTTTCCATACCATATTGCAGTATGGCAGATGCCCGGCTTGCCTATAATAAGTACATCGCCCGGTTTCAGCTTTTCCTCGGCTTCACGAATCTGTGCTTTAGTGTTGGTGTAGATCGGGTGCTTCTTTGAAATGCCCGGCACTACCGTCCATCCTGTCCCCGCTTTAACAGAGGGATTGAAGCATCTCCGCATCTGCCCGCCGGTGCCACCGCCACGATACTGCTTGCAGTCTCGCTTGAATCCATGTTTTTTGAACCCAAGCCCATGAACTACCGCGGCAATAACATATGAATTGCAGAAGTACGCTTTCTTCCTTGAAGGCTTGCAGAATTTGCAGAAGCCGCCTTTCCTCTCGCAATGCTTGTTATTGTACTTGTACTTGGGGGCAACTCTTTTGGTGCCGCCATCTTTCCATTTGACCGCGACTTTGTCACACCATTTCAGCATGTTGTTTATGCTGTAGCTCATATCTTGCCCTCCTTCTTTAGCTTCTCTACTCTCTCTTTGATATACGTATTTCCCCCGTTTGAAACGTAGTGTTCGTATTGCTCCCAAAAGCGTTCAGTCTCGATGCTGTCCCACCAGTTTCCCTTTTCGATCTCGGACAGCTGGGCAACGATAAAATTCTTCGTGGCCTCTCTGTCCACTGTGTCCAGTTTATCTTCGATGGATTTGATTTCTTTCTGTACTTGGGCTATCTGTTCATTGATCTCTTTGCTTATCGATTCCACCTGACCGTCAAAGGCTTTGCCCATCCATTTTTTAAGTTGTCTCAGCAAAAAGCCTAGCCCCCCGATCAATGTGACTAAGAATGATACCGCAAACGAGATGTCTCCCAACGTAATGCTATCCATACATTTTGATCCTCCCTTTGTCCGTTAAAGTCTCCTTTACTCGACTGGCTCTTCCTCAGGCTCAGGCTGTGGCTCATGCTCAAAGACTTCGTGCTTCAGTTCGAATCCTTCCTTAGTCATCAGTGACACCGAATCGGTCAGGTGAGTGCTGTCTACTGCTTTGCCTACCTCACGGAAATATGCCTTGAGTGCTTCAGTTTCGCTTTCAAACTGCTGAATCAGGTTTCCTGCTGTTCCGTCTGTTCTGTTTGTGAATCTGATAATAAAGTAGTTATACATTGTTTACCTCCTTAAAGTGCGCTGATGACTTCAGCCAGTGTTGTAGCTGTGCAGTTGGTGTTTGGTGTTATCGTGCCACCGTTTGCGATGTTTGCTGTGGCTTTGTAAAGTATGTTGTTCACGATGAACAATGCTCCTGTTGTGTAGTTCCTTGTTGCCGTGTAGGTGGTTTCGGTCGGTGCTATGAGCGTTGCGAAGTTCCACGGCAATCCCTCTATCTTAGCTTTGAGATTCTCAGGGTACTTGGTGTTATGTCCGACAGGAACGATCCCTGCGCTGACATACCCTTCCGTTCCGTATCCGCTGAGTATCTGTGGATTAGTGTATGGTTCTGCTGTTTCGGTTGTTGGTGTGGCAAGTTCGTAAACAAGGTATACTCCGCTCATTGCCGCCTTGAATGCGGTTGCATCGGTGTAAGATGTGTCTCTTACAAGTATATCTCCGTCAATATACATAGCTATTATTTTGTCCTTCTCAAAGGCATGTGTAATATTGAACGTATCATATGCTGATGATATTATGTTTGCATTGTCGGCATTGGTGGCAGGCTTTTTTACAAGGTTTCTAATGCTGGAACTAACAAATCGCTCTTGACCAGATGTTGGAATATAATTCCAATTCAACGTTCCTAAATCCACAATGCCATACCGTCTTGTAACAGTACCATCATCAGCATATGTATCACCGTCATAGTAGAGATTGTTGGATGCATCTAATTTTGGAATACCTCTTAATATCAATGAATCATCAAGCGGATAACTGTGCTTAACGTATGGTTCGTATTCACCATTGCGATAGCCTGACCAACTAAGATTGATGCAGATGTCGTTCTTATAAGTTTCTCCGTAGCCAACGCCAGTATTGAAACACATATAATGGGCTTTGTCAGGCGTTATAAACGTTGCATTGTATCTTGCTACTTGATTCGAAACGCCTAAATATGCTTCGTTTTCATCATAAAAATACACTGTGTTTGGATTTGATGCATTAACACCACCTGAAATATAATATGTTGTACTTGGCAATACAGGAATTTTATTCTTGCTCCTTATACGGTTCGAACTGTTGGTTTTGTTGCCAGTTGATGATTGATATGCACCAACTTCCCATTCTTCATCCCACTGATTGAACCCTACCGTATCATGACTGCTTACACCGCTTACATGCATCAGTTCACCTGCATTATATTCATAATAATCAAACGGAAACAGTTTTCTAAAGAATGCAACACCTGCACCTGCGTTTGCCTGTTCGAGTGAGTAGATGTAGTCGGCTATGGTTGAGCCGAACATGGCGGTGAGGTCGATTATCTGCAAATTAGTGCAAGTTGTTCCACTACCTGCTGTTTGATATATCCACGCATTTCCATCTACATTAGAATTTGTACCGTTGGAAACGCCACTTACAGCAACGCTTTTTATAGTTGCTCCGCTTAACGCCCCATCTGCAAGGAGACTGCACTCTACATTACTATTAGTTCCGTTTTCTCGTGTGAAAATTGCGATGATGCACAAACTAGTATTAATTGACCGCTCAAAAGCAATCAATAGCTTGTGATTAGCCATAATTGGTGTTCCTGACGTTAATGAAGCACCACCGTTTCCAGTTTTTGAATAGTTTGTTGGTGCAAGCTGATTCCAAGCAACCGTACCACCAACAACTTCATCGTATTCACGATCCGCACCATTGCCGCCGCTCTGACGGAACAGGTAAGGGAAGCTGTCCTCGGTGTAATTGTCCGACAGAAGCTGTTCGGATGAGCCTACTACCCAGTCGGTCTTGTCGGATAAATCTTCCTTTAACTGCGTAATATCGTTCTTGTTTGTCTCGATCTGAGCCACACTGGCTGATACGGATGATGCACTCGCTTCAGCTTCGTCTGCTGAGTCTTCTGCCGCACTCGCACTTGCCGCCGCATTGGTTTCACTCGTTGCCGCATTCGTGGCTGATGTACTTGCCGCCGCCGCACTTGTCGCCGCCGCCTGAGACGATGACGCCGCTCCCTGTTGCCATCCATGTGCCGCCGCTTCTGACGCCGCCGCAGATGACGCAGAGCCCATAGCATCACTCTTTGCCTGTGTGGCTACGCTTGCATATTCACTGGCGTCTTGCGCTCTAGCTACCGCAGTTGCCGCCGCTGTCGTTGCTGTCGATGCCGCCGTCTGTGTGTCTTCCAAATATTCCTGATAAGTTTCATCGTAAGACTCAGCACTCTCTGCCGCCGCTTCCGCTCTGTCTGCATCGGTGTCTGCACTCGTTGCTGAAGCCGCCGCCGCTGTCGCTGATGCTGATGCGCTTGATGCGGATGAAGCCGCAGATGTTGCCGAACCTGACGCCGCCGTTGCTTGTGCTGTTGCAGTGGATGCCGCCGCTGTCGCAGTGCTTTCTGATGAAGCCGCATTAGCTTCGGACGAAGCCGCATTTGATTCGGATGTTGCCGCCGCTGTCTGACTTGCCAGTGCCGCCGCAGCAGAAGCCGCCGCAGCTGTTTTACTCGCCAGTGCTGATGCTTTCGCACTCTCAACACGAGCAGTATACCCGCCCAATACTTCGAGCCAGGTGTCATAAGCATCAGGGTTTTCTGTAGATGACGCCACGAGCGAAGTTTGTACCGTGGTGGCATACACTTTGGTCTTCTTGATTTCATCGTCTGTTATTGCTACTTCGCCGTCTTCATCAACAACATAGACCAGTTGTGCAGACCCTTTGCCTTTATAAGCAGTGTCTGCCGCAGTCAGATCCCATGTTGCCGTACCCTCATCCAAGTCCATTTCGAGTGCGACCGGATAAGGATCGACATCGCCTTTTCTCTTTGCATAGACATAGGCAACGCCCTCGCCAAACTCCTCGATCCATGACGAGATGTTGAAGATGACTTGCTCGACTATGTTTTCTCCCTGTATCCCAAGATTTATTCGCGAAGTCTTGTTCGTGGATACATCAATGGTTACACTTGCCATTATTGTTCCTCCTGTAACTCTTGTATGATAGCTTTGAGTTCTTTGATTTCTTCCTCAAGTTCTTTAATTTTTTCTTCGAGCTGTGGGATCGCGCTCCATGCGTCCCTTCTGTCTAAACTTGTCATGTTAGCCTCGATTCTTCGAGAAGTTTCCCATCGTGTAGACTTTGGTTATCTCGTTTATCCCGAACGGTTCAGCAGTATCTGATCTGACTATTATTTGCAACCTCTTGTACTTCTTCACCTTCTTGCGCAAATGAATGTCCTTTGGCCTGTTCCCCGCTGGGAAACTTGCTGACGCTACCAGTTTTTCTTCCTTGTCATCGACTCGCAGATAAACTTTCGCACTGGTGGTCGAGTAGTCGAAGGTCGGAAGTGATACCAGGCATCCTTTCTTCTGAAGGTTTTTGAAGTATTGAGTAGCACCATCGTTGTCCATGATAGTGCTCCACTCAGCAACAACAGGCTGCGCCTCAACCAAGTCCCTGAGTTCGGTCATCGTTCTGTAGACATTGCAGGACGTATCGTAGCCTATTGTTTCTACTGTAGTCCTTACGGACGCTGGGCAATCGCTGGCGAATGACACATTCCCCTGTTCGTCAACGGTCACGCCTTGCAGAGTGACTGTTCCGTCATCAGCCACCGTAACGTGAGCAAGGTATATCGTTCCCGCATATGTCGGTGGAATGGCGATATGTGCGCCGGTCATCGTCCCGCTGTTGGTAAATCTCAGGATATACGTGACGCCGTCAATCACATATGTTTCAGCGTCATTGTAGTTGTATTTTGCTGTCCTAAGAACCAGTGGTTCCGTGCCGCTTGTTTTCGTCACCGTGACGCGTGTGGCTCCGTTATATACAACTGTCCCGGCAGAATCGTCACCACTTTCAGTAAAACTAACCGTCCGTGTCATACCGTAAGTAAGATTAACTGTCCTCTCTGTCGCGCCCGTGAAAACTTTCAATTGAATATCTGCCAGCGGTCTGTGCTCAAATTCATGCACGATACTGTTTGTGTAAGTCCTGTGCCAGTCATATACCGTGACGCTCGAGTTGAATATGTTGCTCGCCTCAAGAATAAGCGTCTTATCGCCGTCATAGTATATTCGCGCAGGAACCACAAACGCGAGACTCTCTTCCCCATAGTCGAAAGTGTGCGAACCGTATGCGCCCTTGACCACGATCCTGATTGGAGCCGTGTCGAAGACTTTCGTTTCTGTGGTGCCAGCAGTGAGGTCTATGTCTTCCTGCTCAAACGTTTCTATGTATCCGTCCGCTGTGGATGCGTCTACGGTTTCGGTTATGCTTTTGCTTTCTTTTGTCTCTCCGTCAGCATATGCCTCGCTGTCTTCCTCGCCTTTGAACACGCACAAAGACCCGTCCTCGTGAGCAAAGTACAGTTTATCATCTCTTTCGCCAAACGCTACCGCAGGAACACCCTCCCAGTAGTAGCATTCGTACTGGAGATTTGTCTTCGCATTCGCCCATGACGTCTGCTGTGACGAGTCGAGCAGATAAACGTGGTCATTTACGCACAGATAGTAGATGCCGTCATGCACAAAGGAAAAAGCAGTTTCGAGGTTGTCCTCTTCCTTTATCTTCTTGTTGAGGAAGTAGCTTCGGTTCCTGATCTGCCGTTCTTCTTCCTCGTCCGCACTGGCATATATCGCATAGACGCCGTCAGGTGACAGGAAAAGAGGTTCGCCGTTCAGCAGTGAGAAGGTTCTTGACGAGATCGCTCCGATCCCATGCACAGCGTTCTTGACCGCGTAAGCAGTGTTGTCATTGAACGATGTAGGGTAAGCGATGTAAACCGCGGCGTTTGCTCCTACGCCCTCTTTGACTACACCCAGGTAATCCCCCGCTTTCGTAAGACCAAGTATCCTCGTGTCATCAGATCCCGCCTCAAAATAATTGAGCTCAGGGAAATAAGTCGGATCACTCACTGCTGAGTACCACACACGAGATGTGTACTTCGGTGTTAACGATCCTGACATAAACACCTGATTGATTATGCCTGAGCCGTAGATCGCCACGCATCTGCACTGATAAAACGCATCCCTTGCCGGGTTGTTGTCCTTGTCCTCATATTTTAGATAAGGGTATTTTATCTTTATGGAAAAAGCTCCGCTCTTTATTTTGCTCGAAGACGTCAGGGATGGGAAACCCTTCTTGGAAACATATATCGCAAGCTGTCCCTTGCCGCCGGTCTTCCTCGTTATCTTGTAGTATTTCGCGTCAAGCGTTTTCCACGAGCCTGTCTTTAGTTTTATCTTCACTTCTGCGTCCGGGACATACCACTGGCTTTTGGAATTCACCTTCTTGTACGGGGTATTTTTTAATTCCATCTTGTAGGTTTTTTCTCCGTACTTCTTAAAGGTTTCCGCTTTGAAAGATTTCTGCTGTTCGGCAGTCTGCTTTGAAGTCTTCCCCGTTGAGTATGTTATCCTGATGTTGTCTTCTCCCGGTGCTCTCGGTGCGTTCTTCGCCTTTCCCGTGGCGTTGAAGTTGATGCTCGTATCCATTACGGTGTATTCGTCTGTCGAAACTACGTCCCACCCGCCTGACGCATTGATCCTTTCAACCTTGACAGTTCTGTCTGTTCTGATAGGGCTTGACGTCAGGTAAGCCGTTGAAGTTGTGTCACCTAAAAAATCTTCCGTCCTGTACGTTGTGAGCATGTTTACGTTCTGAAGTGCATTGCCGCCGCCGGTCGGAAGTCTCCCTGTTATGATCCTCGGAATGGTAGGCTCCATCTTGTCGCAGTAAAACCCCTCGTCATCACTGTATGTCGTGCTCGATGTCGGGATGTATCCTTCCTTAAACCCATAGACATAGATGACATTATCGCCGTTTCCCTCAGGATCGGAAGCATCGTTCGTGTCGGTGCCGTACAGATAATATCCCGCTGTCGCTCCACCCTCAAAGAAGAAAGAACGATTCGCGTCCATAGGGTCGCATATCCTCGCCAGCCCTTTCTCCGTGTATATGTAAACTCCAACATTGGTGAAGATTATCAGATGCTCAAGGCCGCTTAGAACGAAACTCCGCAGCGTGTCGATGGTGAAAGTTTCTACTTCGTAATTCGGCGAGAGTTCAGTGAAAGCCTTTGAGTCCAGGACTCGCTTCCATCCGGGACGTTTCACAGGTGAGCCGTCAAGTGTCGGCATCATGTTTACGCCGGTCGGAGACCTTCTTTTATAGACCAGTGACGGATCGGAAGTATAGTCAACGCCTTTCCAGTTAGCGTATACTGTCGTGTATTTAGTTGATTCTGCTGGTACTTCAAGTGCCATTTATATACCTCCCGGAAGTATTCTCCCTTTCGGTTTATTCTCTCTGTTTGCAATCATTTGCCCTGCAAAGGTCTCGTACTGGTTATAGTACATTGTGGCCTTTTGGACGTCGTCATCGAGCCATATGTAATACGACGCCAGAAGAGGAACAAGGAAATGCGCCTTTCTTGGGAGTGGCAAATCCTCTCTGAGCTGTGCTTCTGTTCCTGTAAGCGGTTCATGGTCAGCTCTGTAAATGATCCTAAACGATCCTTTGTGCTCGTCCGCGTTGATTACCATAGTGTCGCCCGCTTCTATGTCGTAATCATTAAACGGCTGCCATGTCTGTACCGTAGAGGAACTTGTCGTTTCCCAGCCCAAAGAGTTGGACTTCGTCACACTCTGCGTCTCTCTTTCGTACAAGATCGGCGTTTCCTCAAAATCAAGGAACATGTCGTCTATATCTGGCATGGTGATGTACATATATCCCGTGTCAGTATCATCTATAGAAAACTCGTATCTCTCTTTGATCGGGGCAAGGCTAGTGCTTATTTCCGTGATCGCTCTGTTGATCCCGCTGTACACGAGTTCTCCGAAATCTTCTATTTCTTCATTGTCAGAAAACCCTAGGTCTCTGATGTTGTTTATCAATTCTTGATAGGTCATGTTTCACCTCAAAATAAAAGGGGAAGCCGAAGCCTCCCCCTTCCTTTTAAATGACTTAGACTATCGCATCTGGCTGAGACTGCTCATCAGCTACGCCTACTGCAAGCACATAAAGTGTGCAGTCTGCCGCCCCTTTGATTCTCATCATATCCTTGTAATCGCCGGCTACGTTCTTGTACTTAGCGGATTCAAGGTAAAATACAGATGCTTTGTTCTTTGGCGCTATCATTTCAAGGTCTACTGTTGCTGCATATCCATTGCCCTTTTCTACCGTGATAGTCGCGTCTGTTGACGTGGATGCGTTGACAATGAGAAACGCCGTTCTCTCGTCCTGCAAGTTAGTTGCGTCCACGGTCTTGTAGGTTGTTGCGAGCGCAACTCCTGTTGCTTCGTAGATAGTCTGTGGGTTTCTAGCCCTTGCTACTGTGATGTTTGCTGCCATTATTTACACCTCCTTTTCAATTACGCAGAAATCTTAGGCACTTTCAGTGCTACGATCTCTTTCGGGGAAGTAACGGCACCATCGAACAGGGAGTATCCCTTGACTGCATCTGCGAAGTAATCATCCGGTCTGTACGCCTCCATGTGGATGTACGGTCTTACGAATGATACTGCGTCTCTAGTTCTGAGCTGGAAGTATTCGTAGTCTGTACTTGAAATCCTGTTTGTTGCGATGTTGTTTGATACCTTGATGATAATGTTGTGATACATTCCGACCTTGCCGTTTTTCAGCATTTCGTGGTTGTTAGTATCCAGATCCTGATACTGTGCTCTCAGTACCTGCAAGTATCTCCATGAAAGAGTGAGGACAACGTCCTTGGTTGATGGAACATCCTGCTCCATCAGAGTTGCATAAGCGTTGTCGATCATCTTCAGGAAGTTCTTGTCGGATGTGAGCGTGTCGCTTGAAGTGATCTGCTTTACCGCCTTGTCAAGAGCGAAGTTGGCCATGAACTTATCTTCCTCGTTCATGATCTTGTATTTAGCTCTTTCGGTGTATCTGTCAAGAGTGTTTCCTTCAGTCTGAGCCTTGTCCAGATCGTCAACAAAGAAGTGATAATCTGCAACGTGGTTCAGAGGGATAACCATTGACAGGTCTTCGATCTTTTCAGGATCGTCCAGTTTGTGGAGCTTACCATCTGAGAACATTCTCAGTGTTGGCTCTCCAAGACCTTTGATTTTGATTGTGTCGCCCGGCTGCTTAGCAATGCCTTCGTAGGCGTGGTTTGTGTCTTCATAGAAGACGGAGTCTCTCTTCAGACCCTCTTCTATGTTCTTTGCCCAGATAATGGGCTTGAATTTTTCGATTGCCATTGTGTCTCCTTACCATTTAGTCATGGATTTTTTGATGATTTCCCATTTTGCCGATTGCTCAGCAGGAGACATCGCATCGACCTCCGCTTCCGTGTAGTAATCCTTTGACGGTGGCGTGCCATCAACTTTGCCCATTGGCTTTGGTGGTGTAGCTCTGGTGTTGATGTCTTTTGCCTTCGCCGCGTAGTAGGCGGCCTCTGCTGTAGCTCCTGCCTCGATCAAGGACGCGTATACGTCTCCGAGCTCTTCCAGGGATTTCACATTTGGGTCGATTGCCTGGATCGCCCTCAAATCGGATGCCATCCGTCGGTCAACTTCGAGATTGTCGATAGTTGCTCTGAGTTCTTCGATTTCCATGTCCTTGCGTGCTGACTCCGTTGATGCGTCAAGCTGACTTACAACTTCGTCGTAGTCAAGTCCAAGAGATTCGGCCAATGCGCTTTCCACGGCATTATCTCTGCCTGATAAATTTCGGATCGCCTCTTCGCGGGCGTCCATCTCGGCAAGTCTTCGCTCTGCCTCTTCTGCTCTTTCCTGAGCTTCGCGCATGTTTCTGCGCATCTGTGCAAATGCACTGTCCGCATCGGTTTTCCCTTGAGTCTCTACAGGTTCAGCGACCTCCTGTGTTTCTGCGCTTTCGCCATCTGTTACCGGTTCAGCGACTTCCGGTGTTTCTGCGCTTAAAATTTCTTCTGGCATGTTTCCTCCTTGACTGCTAGATTATTAACTTGTATATAAACCATTTAGGGTTTACTCTGGTTGATCTATGCCTCTTGCCGCCATCTCCTGTTCGAGTTCGGCCTGCTGCTGCTGAAGTGCCTGCTGCTGTTGCATCATGGCCTCTTCTTTGGCTTTTCGCTTTTCGAGTATCTGCTCCATCTTGTTCTTCGGTATGATTCCGTGTTCAGGTGAAGCATCTATGTATTCCTCGAATGTGATGTGCTGTTTGTCCAGGACTCCGTCGAGCCAGTTCTGCTCGGCTTCCTTTGTCCACGGGTTGTCCTGTGATGTGTCTATCCTTACCGTCGGTTCCAGATCCCTGAGGTCGTCGCCTGAAACTTTCATTACGGTTTTTGTCTCCTTGCCTGTCAGCGGGTCTTCCTCACGTTTAAGCACGTCGAATCCGTTTGGCTCATACACTGCGACCATTTCGATGACCAGTTTTGCCAGATCCTCCACGAACGTGTTTCTCTTTTCGACCTGTTCGTTCAGAGGGAGTGCCGCCTGGTCTCGGATCGCGATGATGGCCGATGCGGCTACTCTGGAAGGATTGATGTTACCCATCGCGGTTTCGCCCGCACCGCCGAGTTCCTGCGTGTTTGACAGGAGACCTTCGAGGAAGTTCCTTGGCTCCGGTGAAATCTGTGCCGGTTCCAGGTAGGAAATTAACTGTCCAACGGACTGAACTCCACCTGATGTCATCTCAAGCGGAGTCCCGACCTCATTCAATGCGTCCGGATTCGCCAGAGCATTGGCGTCATATGCTACCCTTGGATAGGCTGTCATCTTGTTGATGAGCGACATCCTTGCAAGAGTTTTGTTTATCTCTAACTGGTTTGGTATTAACTGTTCGACTTCCCCTACGCCTCTGGCATCATTCGGGAAGTTTTCCCACGTCATTCTGACTATCGGGTAAAGGTTCAGACCCTTTTTCACTGTTCCGTCAGGGTTCAGCGCTGTTATCGGTCTCTCCGGTTCAAACACACACTGCTTTGTCGCACGAGTGATGTGCACGACCCCGTCCTTTTTCTCCAGATGGATGATGCATGTGACCTTCGCATTGTCTGAATCTTTGTCGTAATCTACTTCCTGCTGGTTGCCGATTAGTTTCTGAGTCTCGTCGTCTGGCTTGATGAGTGCCAGTTCTTTCGGGTCAACGCCGTTTTCTTCACCGATCTGCCTTACTTCGGCCATCGATAACCTCTGGTGAAGGATGATATACGGCTGTTTTTGTATGTCTTCTTTAGATTCATCACCATAAAGTACGGATGTATTTGGTATACGTTCCGCATCCGACGGGTCTGACGACGCAAAATACATAATTCCGTCGCCTGTGACCGCAGCATCGTTGGTGATCTTCCACAATTCCTGATCCAGATTGGCTTTTTCCCATATCTCGGAGAATTTCAGTTCCAATTTCTCGTAGACTTCTTCCATTCCGTCACGTCCCTGCATGTCGGAATAGTGGACTACCATGTTGTTCTGCGATACGGTGGATACTTTGTGCTTTACCATACGCTTGATGAAATTCAGCATCG